ACGCGGAAAGCTGCATAGGCTATAATAAGTTCTATGCAGCACGGCCCATCAGGGATGAGTGTACTCAAACCTCTCAGATGGGCATCTCCCTCAGCACCTTAGTCGGTACGCCGAGGAACACCGAGCATCTTCTCAGGTTGTTCAACGCCTCTTTATTGAGGGTGAACCTAGGAAGATAATCCTTTACCTTACTTATCAACGCATAGTGAGGTAAGGGGTTGGTTTTCGGACTGTACTCTATAGAAGAGATGCGATACTCTTCCATAGTTACACACGAATACTCGCTCGGGGGATCTTCAAAGAGCCTTGGAATTAGTCCCTTCTCCTCCTCGTTCAAAACGATGAAGTAGTTAGGCCTATCCTCGACATCCTTAAGATCTCTGAGGTCACAGCAAGAGGAGAAACAGTTTCTTAATCTGGTCTCATATCTCTGGCTGGTGCCTCGCCGGTGAATGCTTAGTCTCTCTGAAGAGATAGCATAGTCAAATAGAAGGCCCTTAATGGTGCCTTTTATTTCGGCGAGGGTGTATCCCCCTCCGCTGGTATCTGGCGTTAACAGATTCCTATCCATATAAGAATGGACTAGGACTGTAACGGCATCCTCAAGCTGAGATGTATCGTAGCCATACACGGCCTTAGGCATGTGTATGCTTGGGAGTTTTTCCCAAAGCTCTGATGCATCAGAAGTATAGATGCTGACCATGGACTTACGGATCAGGGCAGGAATTTTATTCCAGTGCCTATTCTCCTCTTCATAGGAGATGGATAATCCAAGTCCACCCACTTGTGTCTGAAGAAACACGAAGTGGTACTGCCACCAAGTTTTAGGTGGTAGTTGGTCCAGATACCGGGCTATGAAGTAGTCCCGGAAGTTCTCACGTTCCGAATTGGACCATGAGGATACCATAGTGTGCAGGCAGGTGGACAAATGTTTTCCCCTGCCAAGCACACTATAATCTTCTACATGGTAGAACTTCTCAGTTACTGAAGATGGAGAAAATATCTTCACCTTGAGAATCTCTACCCACGCCGATCTCAAATAGACTTCAACGTCCTTTGGGATATCCTTCGTCGGTGTGATGTTCCTTAAATTAGGGACATAGATCCATTGCTCACATAGGGGAGCAAAGGTCTTTGTTAAATAGGTTTTATCCTTATTTAACAACATACCAAGTTTGGTGGAGGTTTGAGCAAGTGCCTCCAGGAACCAATCCGGTCCTGTGGCTACATGGTCATCCCCCGGCGCGTAGTAGAAGAACCAAGAAGGCTGGTGAAATTCCTCACCTTCTACGCTCTTCTTCCCCTTTTCCGAGGAGGCTAGAGCAAGTAGGGGTAACACATGCATCAACAATGTCAGTGTTACTTTTGTGAGGGGTTCACCCATAAAGATTCCACTTTTGGTGATAGTTGGAACCTTTCCTTCCTGGTTGCGATCCCGACGATGCATGAGGGCTTTTGGTCGACAGAGGGAATCAATCCCTGGGCCGATCAAAGCAGACTCATGGTCCATCCCCACACCTTCGCAGAACCCCTCTAGGAGGTTCCTTGCAAGGCGATGGTCGATTGCATCAGTAGCATTCGAATAATCGGATACATACATCCGATCATGGAAGGACAAGTCCCTAGGCGGAGCTTTATTTAGCATCTGCCATGCCAAATTTGATTTGGTAAAGATGGGACATACGTCAGGATGCTTGAGTAGGTATGGCTGGAATTGATTCTGAGCCATATCCTGCACAATACTGTCAAACATTGACATTATTGTGATCCATCTCGTTTTCCCTCCGTGTTCCAACACAGGGGAAGCATGAACGAGAGGATACTCAAGACCATCACTAGTGTATAGGTCCTTGGTACAATCCTTGGATAAACTGTACACAAAGAGCTGATACCCTATGCATGGGCTATAACCGGTTTGGCATGTATCAGGCCATCCGAAGAGCTGCAACGTTAGTTGCTCCTGCTCAAGTCCTGGATAAGGATCAGTGAACAGCTCCCCTTCAGGTGGTTCCACTCCGGGAGGAACGATGGACTTAAACCTTCGTATCCCCGCCGGAATGGTAAGGACAGGTCTTCCTTTGTAATGGATGACCTCGTCCTCCTGGGGTTGGTCTTTGACCCACGGGAGAAACCGGTCTCGAAAAAACGCCGTCCTGCCACCATCCGAGTGTGTATACTCGAGGCAGGCTGTAGTTCCGAGGTCCAGCTTGGTTATCTGAGCTGGCGGGGGGGTGCCTGATTTAATGCACTCCTTCCCGAACATCCTAGCCAGGCGCCTAACTTCAGTTAGATCGACCTGGCAAGGATCCTCGCGGCTTATGATAGACTTAAACCTTTCGTAAGCCTGATTTTCGAGATTGCGGCTAGGGAGTGCCATGGCCCTAGCCGTTAGAGATCCACAGACGCGCTCAAGATAATGAGTGCGGGTTTTGGTACTGGCGATGGTTCTCCAGTTTTCCAAATCCAGGAGTGGGAGAAAAATGTTCTCCTTATAGAGAGATTCATTCTTCTGTTTAAGCCCCTCCAGGGCAGTTTTGTAACTGTCCTCTGTGGATGCAAGAGTGCGTTTAATGACTTCAATGTAGTCCTTAAACCACGCTATGGCCCGATCTCTATTGTTCAAAGAAGCATGAAAATACTTCATTGCGATAGAGATCACTTTCGAGTGACCTATTAGGTTCTCTCGGAAGAAAAACACATGGTCATAAAAGGCCAACGTGTTATTTTGAGCCTCAATGAGGTCATTGAGGGACAAATGGCCATAGGCCCTTTGGATCTCCGGCTGGAGGTATGCGATCTCGTTCAAGATCGTACTCCGTAAGTTCCTCACCTTACACCGGTGGGGTTCCTGGGATAACCAAGAGGTCTTTGAGTCCTTGGCAATGAAGGCCTTAAAGCCTTCATCATCAAGGTCAGGGTGTTGACTCCTCTCTTGCTTGAGGAGTTTCTCCTGATAGTCCTTCTGTACCTCGAGATAGAGGTGAAAAGGATAAGGAGGTTTGTATTGGCTTACGGAGCCGATACAATACCACCGTAGATAGGAAGGATTATAACCCTTCTTATCACACCGATCCCGGAAGTCCTTATATACTTTAGGATCCTTCTGGGGACGGTTTTGGACCTTCCCAACTTTTGAAAGTTGGTGTAGGACTTCCTTGTCCTCCGCCTGCCTTTCTCTAGAACGACCCCTAGTTGGTCGTGCAGAGACGTGCCTAACGGCATGCGGGGTCCGTGCATCCTCTTTCGGGGAGTGGGTTTTCTCCTTTCGGAGCCCCTGCTTCTTATCCCGGTCTGAAGCATCAGACGAGGGTCCTCGCTTCCCATAAGCAGTTTTTCTTTGGGACAATTGAGGGTTGGAGGTTTTAAAACCTCCAATTGACGGATCTTTTACAGCGGAACGGCTCCTCTTCCTTTTAGGTGTAGAGTGAGCCTTCGGTCCCCCATTGGGGTTTATGACCGCCTGCTGTGGAACAGGTGCCCGTGAAGGGGTTGGACTCCCAACACGGTGTAAGTTCAGAGGGCCTTGGCCCACCGTCCCTACAGTGACCGATTCCGGATCTACCCAGAGCTTCAGTACATTGTCGTAGGCAATTCGACTTTGTAGCTGTGTTTCTTCACTTATGATGGTGAAGAAGGAGAATCTTTTCTCCGCACTGGGTATCGACCATGCAAGATTTGCAGGGTCGACGTGTTTGGCCATTGTACCTAAGCTTTTATAAGCGTAGGTGAGAGCTCTTTGAAGTTCTTACAATAAGGTACAGAAACTGTAGCCAGAATAGCGT